TGGTAGATGATCGTGAGCGTGCTGGCGGGACAGGCCACCGCCCCCACCACGACGTTCGCGAACGTCAGGCTCACCGTGCCGCCCGAGCCGATCGTGCCGCCTGCCACGCACTGATACAGATTGCCACTCGTATCCTGCGCCTGCGCGCCGGTGGGGATCGGCGTGCCCACCGCCCCGGTGCAGGTGCACTGCACGACGGTCGCGACCCCGGGGTTGCGGTTGAGGAAGTAGATGCGCGCGATGGCGTCCTGCATAAACCCGACCGCCGTACCTGGATCGATGCCGCTGACGATCGCGGCGAAGATGGCGTTGGCCGCTGCAACGGCCGCCGACTGCGCCGTGGCCCACTGGCCTTGCGGAGTGTTGAGAGCCTGGTTGAGATTGCCGCCGAAGGCCGCGTTCATGTCGGCCTGGACGCCAGCGAGGACCTGCGACTCGGTTGGCACCGAGAGCCCGGTGGTCAGGAATTGGACGGGTGGGACGTTCGTGCTCATGCGAGTGAGAGCGTCTGTGTGACGTTGTTGACGTCAACGAACTGAACTTGCCCAGTGACCGCGCGATTGTTGACGGCTTGAATAGTGCAGCCCGCGGAGACGACGCCGGGGACGGTGAGCGCGGCGGCCTCGATCTGCGAACGGATAAACGACAACGGCGGATTCTTGCCGAGGATCTTGCCGAAGTACTGAACGCCGATGGTGACGTCATAGAATACTTCGCCAAGCACCGTGCGGATCGCGCTCGAGACGTCCTGCGCGATCGCGTACGGCGGGTCTGCGACTGCCATGTTGCCGAATGCATCGAGACACAGGTCCCATGTCCCGATGTCAAGCAAAAGTGTCGAGTAGGGCGCGCTCACGGTATCGGCTCTCCTGAGTTTCCTACCACTGGGCCGCCGCCGCTGGGTGCGACGTAGGTGCCGGGCGTGTGGTCGTGCGTGCCGAGCACAACGCCAAGCGCGTCTTGAATTTCCCCCGCGCCACTCACTGTCGCGCCATTGAGGTTGATGCTGGAGCCAGTGAGCTTGATCTCTCCGGGCGAGACCACGTTGATGCCGCCCGCCTCGGCGAGGAACTGCACGTACTGACTTGGCGTGATACCTGATGCCGCACAGCCGACGTAGATGCCGTCTGCGAAGTTGAAGCGCCGCAGAGACCCAGGAAGCGCTGCGGTGAGAGTCGCGATCACATTCGAGATGTCTCTGTCGCAGCAGATCAATAGCCCCAGATCCCCCACGGCTGGGTCCAGGATGACCGCAGACGTGCCGCCCTGATAGCGCAGGTAGGGGCAGCCGTAGATGATCTTATGCGGCGTGCCTTGCCCAATGCCATTGACCTGCGACACCAGCGGCAACACGTCCACCGTGCCGATAGGCCCCAGCCCTCCGCTGTAGACCGCCTGCACCGTGACCGGATGAGCGGTGCGTACGTTAGCCAGGATCGAGTTCACGAAGAAGCTGAGCGCCTGGTGCTCAGTCGAGGTCGAGGACCGTTGCTCCAGCGGGTAGGCGAGGTTCGCGCTCATGACGCCACCGGCGTGCAGTCCATGCCGGAGAACCAGGCGCCATCAGGCACCAGACTCTCAAGGTCATGCGTGGCGGAGAACGGCGACCAGGTGCCATTCGCGCCAGGCACGATGCTGTCGGTGACCTGAATCTCGCCCCCGAGCGTGAAGGCCGGCACGAACAGCGCGTCGATGTGGATGCCGAATTGTTGGATCGTCGGAAAGCCGCGCAGACCGGATGAGGGCGAGAGCACCGGCACGGGTTTGCCCTGCCGCGGCTGGTTCTTCGGGCAGATCGCGAGTATCGCATTGCCGTCGAAGTAGAAGTCCAGATTGGCGTGCTGGCACAGCGCCTTGAACTGGTCCATGTAGGTGCCGGGGAAATAGGGCGTTGCGAGGCTCCCGGTCACGCCGTTGTTCTCCAGCGTGAAGCCCATCTGCCCGGCCAGGTAGGTGGCGATGGCAGCGATAGACGTAGCCCCCCGGTAGGAGGTCGGGGGCGCGACCTGGATCTGCATGCCGTTGCCGGTGATGGCCTGAGCGTGAAGGCCGACTGCCGGCGCATTGCGATAGTCAGGTTGCGCCTGCACGAACTGGCCCTCGAATACCTGTGTCCAGGCCACTCCATCTGAACTCGCCTCGAGCTGGATCAGCGCGCGCGCGCTCACGGCGGTTGGAATACCGGCAGCGGCTCCCCACATAATCGTCACGGCGTTCATGTCATCTTGACGCAGGCCGAAGATGGTTAGGTCCAGCGTATTAGGATAGCCAGCCGCGCCCGTCACTTGCGCGATCATGCGATAGTCAACGAGCGTCAGCGTATTGCTCGCGGTGCCGGCGAATGATCCGGTCGGAAGGATCAAGGTTGCGCGCAGTAATTTTTGCGAATACGAACTCATGAGATTGACGCGATGTCCGTGGGGGCGAAGTACACAAGCTGCCAGCGCGTGCCGAGACCTGCAGCCTGCGGGTCGGCGTCACCCTGCGTGTCGATGAATAGGAAGTCGCCCTCGAATCCCCAGTAGAGCGAGTCGAGCAGCAGAAACGGAGGCGCCTCGATGGCCGAGCCTGAGTAGGCGCGACACCGCCGGCAATTCACGATCGGCACCGCATCTGCAACGATGTCAAGGTAGAGATCCGCGACCGGAGCCAAGCCCAGCTGATATATCGCGAGGCTCACGGACTGCCCGCCCAAGCTCACGGAGAGCGACTGCGAGGGGACCGGCGAGAGCGGCACGACTTGCATCACAGCCCCCCGAACGCGCCGGCGAGCGAGGCGTTACCCGCTAGACCAGACACAGCAGAGGACACGGGTTGCGGCAGCACGGCGCCGGTATTCGCTGACGGCTGCGCGGAAGGGTTCACGGCATTCTGCAGCGCGGTCGTCGAGTACTGCGCCTGCACGGAGACGATCTGCTTGAAGTAGACGTCGATTTCCGTGAGGAAGAAGGCGCCTTCGCCGGAAGTCCGAATGATGTCGTAGTACTCGATATTGAGATTGTCGTAGCTGCGCTCTGGCGACATGAGTGTGTAGAGCGCGAGCGAACCGGCCGCGGCATCCAGAGTCGAGAGGAACGTCTTGCGATCAGAGAGGCTGCCACCTTTGGACATGCGCACGCGGCAGTCGAACGGCAGCTTGACCTTGTTGTAGGAGGCGAACGCGGTCGGCGTGTTGCCCGTCCCCTGTACAGGGAAGTCACTGATGCGCCAGCGCGGGTGGTGCTCGAACTCCAGAATCGAGTCCGGGATCAATACCGCGTTGAAGTTAGCGTCAAAGATGCCCCACTGGCTTTGCGCGGAAATCAGGCCAAAGAGCGCCGTCAGCCCCAGCCCGCCCGCGAACGTGATGACTGAACTCTCATTCGGCAATGCAGCGCCCGCGAGTTGTGTTGGAGTCGGCACGTTAGACAGCGTTTCGCGCGCGAGCTGCGGGACGCCCGGCAGGTTCGGCACATCTGGAAACAAGATGCTCACGCCAGCCCCGGGTCCGACTGCGCGACGAGGAACTTGCGCTGCGTCTGACGATCAAGCTCTGACATCAACCGATTGGCATCGGTAGCCTGCGTGTAGATCGGCCCGATGCTGCCGATCTGGACGCGCGGACCGGTGGTGGAGGAAGTTGGCTTAGAGCCTGGGGCGGCCGCCGGGCGCGCACTTGATGGCGTCGATAGCTTCCCCGCATTAGGCACTGATGGCTTGAGGATTCCGCTACCCAACGCCGAAGTCACGTAGCCAGCAGCCCCTCCTGGGACTCCGCCGAGAGAACCATAGGCTGTGACGGCTTTCGACCAGGTCGGGTCCCCTTCCTCACCGCCGGACTCCATGTGCAGCAGTTTCAGCGCGTCCAGATTGGTGCCGGGGCCTAAGCGCGCGGTAACTTGCGGAGGCACTGTGATTTGGTCGAGCTTATCCTTGCGGAAATTCTCAAGGTTTTTCTCGTACCACTCATGGAACTGAGCGGCGCGGATTCCCAGGCCGATGCCTATGGCTTTGAAGGTGTTGATCGGATGCTTGAAGCCCAGCGGCCCCACGCCTTCCGCACTCATGCCTTGCGCGGCTATTTTCGCGCCCATTCGCTCCGGATGCATCCAGTCCATGACGTCTGAAATCAGCTCGTCGATGGTGGGAATGAGTTCAGTCTCGATCGCGTGGATAAGCCGCTCGATGGTAGGCGTCAGGCGCGAGAGGATCGTCGCAGCTTCTGAGCGCACATCGTAGGCCAGCCGCGTGATCTCCTGCTGCAGGTGCATCTGCGCATTGATGGTCTTGTCACTGATCGCTTTCTGATCACGAGCGGACTCGGCATAGAACTTACGCAGTTCCGTGGTTCCCCCACCGATGGCATTGGAGAGCCCGCCAGGGCCGAAAATCTGCGCCGCCCACTGAACTCGCATTGCGCGATTGGCGTCCCCTGGGAGTTGCTTCTCCAAAGCTGACGCGGTGGCCAGCGCGATATCCTTGAGGGGTCGCATCTGGCCGCCCAGCTCCAGGTAGCCCACGCCCAGGCGCTGCAGCATGATGAGGTTCTGCGAGATCGTGCCCTGGAACTCCAGCCCGAAGATCGCCGACTGCAGTCCCTGCACCGCAGCGATTGCATCCTGCGACTGGCCTCCAGCAAGCCGCGCCACCTCGCCGAAGCGCGACAACTCGCTCGCCGACTGGCCCAGATAGCGCGCCGCGAAGCCAAGATTGCCGAGTTCTACGGACAGGTTCTTGAAGTAGCCGACGAGCCCCTCGATCCCTTTGAATGCGAGGAACATGCCCGCAAAGCGCAGCGCAAGGCCCGCGATAGAAGTACCAAGGGAAGCGAACGAGGCGCCCATGCTGTCGCCAGTCTCGGCGGCGGAGCTTTGCATGCGCTCCATGGAGCCCAAGACCTTGTTGACGCCGGCCTGGAACTCCTCGCTTGTCAGGCCAATATCGAGCGTGAGGCTGTCAATCGTCTCGCCGGGCATGGGCTAGCCTCCGCCGGTTTTCAAGATCGACCGCGATGACTTCGAGGAAGTCATACAGATCCAGCGTGCCGTAAATGGTCTGCAACTCCTCCAGAGTCGCGAGGCGAGAAGATATGACCACCCCGATCGCCTGCGGCACATTTTCGTATCTCAGGAGCTCGACGCCGCCTGCAAGTCCTTCGAGTGCGAGGCTTTTCCGCGAGAAAAAAAACCCGTATGCAGTTGCACGAACTCAACGCGCAGCTTCAGCCGCGTCGTCCATTCCTCGATCTGGCAATCATCCCCGGCAAAGAGCTTCTGCGGCGGTGCGTCGCGATTCTTTGGCTGGAACTGCACATAGCTCCACATGTTCTCGAGCGAGGCGTCCTGAAGCGCGCGCCCGGTGGCAAACGTGAAGGGTCGCGCGGTGACGGCGAGACCAGCCATGCCGGCAGCTTTCGTTTCCTCTGAGACGATGAAGCCTGCCAGCTCGAGCAATTCCATTGCCCGCGTCGCCCACAACTCACCCTCCTCGGCAGGCATTTCGGTCAGGATGAACGTCTTGCCCTTATCCCGTCCTTCTTCAGTGATCGTGACTTCTTTGTTCCGTCTGGCCACATCACACCACCGAGGAAATCATCTTCTCGAAGGTCAGCTCGAAGGTCTGTGGCTGCATGAGCTTCTTGCCGCCGGGGGTCTTTTTGAATGAGGTGAGCGATCCGTTGTTGAAGGTCCAGAGTTTCCCTAAGCCCGGGGCCGATAGACTCATGCTGATCTCGTAAGCCTCCTGGGCTGCCTCCTGTGCCTCCTGGAGTGCGTCCATGATGTCGATCGACAGCGAGTCGGCTTGCAGCGTGAACTTGAACGGCACGAGGAAGGCGACGTAGCCCTGAGACTTTTTACCATCAACGCCGACCAACACTTCGACCGGCTTGACTTCCGTCGTGTCGAACATCTCATCGGCCGCAAAGCCCTGCATCTGCACAGGGCCGATGTCCAGATCCGAACACGTGAGTGTCAGGACGGAATTTGCGTT